AACATTTTTCTTGTTTTTGCCAAATGCTTTAGGTGTTAAATAACCTATACCTTCACCTTCTTCAACTTGTCCTCTTAATTTATTTACTATCTTTTTTAAGATTACATTTTCAGTTCTATTAGCTAAACCTTCTAAATAGTCTAAATCCGTTGAACTTAAACCATGACCTTCTTTTAAACTTTTTGTAAGTTGGGTTATTTTGTCAAGTAACTCTTTATTTTTTTCTAAACCTATTTCACCACTTTTGATTGCTTTATCAAAAGGTTCTATTAATTTATCTGATAAAGAGGTTTCATCAATTTCTTCTTCTTTTAACCTTGATACACGTTCATATTCTTTTGGGTAATTTTTTCTAACGTGCGTTCTAAATGAGTTAAATAAATTTGCTATTTCTTCTGCAAATTGATCTATTGCTGTATCATCTTTAGATTCACCTGTTTTTTCTAGTGTATCTAAAAACTCTTTAGCTTGTTGTAATGCTTTATATGTTGAAGAAAAATCAGCTACATCTGCTACATCCCACGATATAGCTCCTGTTTCAGGATCAATGTCTGTTACTGTAGATTTTTTGCCACCTCTAATTTCAGTGTCACCAACTTCTATTTCTTTAAGCTTGTACTGGTACATTTGCGTTTTTTAATTCTTCTATTAAATCATAATATTGTAACAGGTTAGTTAAATCTTCATCTTTAACCTTGGATGTTTTACCTAGTTCAGGTAATACTTTTATAACTTCTTCAACTTTAATTTTTGTAACTTTATCAGTTACGTTTTTGTTTAGTTCTGTTAACTCAGTTTTAATTTCTAGTACTTTAGTATTGTGAAATTCTTTTAGTCTAGGAGTATTATCTATTGAGTTTATTAATTCTTTTAAAATTTCTTTTTGACCCTCTAGTAAATTTTCATACTTGTCATTAAATTTGTTTAATAAAACTCTGTATGTTAGGGTTCTTAGGTCTTTATCGTATCCTTGAAATTCTTTAATTACATCTTCTTTTACTTTTTCTTCTGATACTGGTGCAGCTGTTAAATGTTCTAGGATTGTAATTTTATTATCTATAACTTGTTGTGCGTTTTTAGGAGTTTCTTGAGAAAAAGTTTCTATTAAAGTATAAAATGCTGCTTGTACTTTGTAGTGAGGTAATTTATGAGAGAAAAATTTAGTAACATCATAGTGTTTTTTTATCTCACTAATTAAATTATATTTTTGTCTTTTTAAAGCTCCTCTATTTAAATTTTTAGATGCATCTAACAAAGTTGTGATTGTGATGTCTGCTTTAGTTTCAGTTATACTAGTCTTTTTAAATAAAGTCTCGTATAGTTTGTATTCTCTACCTAGTTCGGTTTTAACAAAATATTCTTTTAGTATTTTACTTGCCTGAGAGTCTTTACCATCTAATGTGTCAGCGGTAATTTGTCTAACTAAAAGCTCAAAAAGAATACCTGTATTTTTATACTTTGAATGTTTTATGTTCATTCTACGCGATTTGGTTTATTTATAAATATATAAAGATTTTTTACTCTTTCAACTGTTTTTCATCTAACAACCCATTTCCACTTATTTCTTCTTCAAAAACTAATTTTTTACCAGTTCTTTTTGGGCCTGGTGCTTTTTTTAGCATGTTCTTTTGTTCCATTGCTAATGGAGAACCGCCTTTAAAACTTGGTCTTAATCTGCTAGATTCGTTGTCATCATTTTTCATACCTTTTCTACCTAGTGGGTCTTTCCCAAATGCGTTGTCTTGTGTACCTCTATCTGTTTTCTTTTTCTTCTTTCTACCTAATGGTACTTTTTCATTATATCCATCTGGAACATTACCTGGGTCTGATTGTGTTCTTCCTAAACCATATAGTGAAGCTAAATCATGTGGTGTGCCATAAGATTTACCTGTTTCTAATGGATCATTACCTTCTGCTTCTATTTGTGATAGTCTAAACCCACGTTTAGCATCTTGTTGTACTAAATCTCTATATTCATCAAATTCATCTTGACTGAAGTGGAATATGTTTTCATAAATCCAATCTGTAGGAATGATTTTACTATCTAACATTGATTGTGCTAATGTCATTTTTTCTGTCATTAACGCTACTCTTTCTTGATCGTATATGATTGATGGAGTTGTCATGGAAAGTTCAAAATTTGTTAAACTTTCATCTTTGTATCCTTGTGTGTATAAGTGAACTAATGCTATCTTTTGTAATTCAGATACCATAATTCTTTGAATTCTTTCTATTGTACGAGCAAATCTAATATCTTGTGCTGCTAATGTGGCTTTACCTTCTACGTTTTCTTCATATCCAATAAATGCTTTTGGTACTTTTAAAGCAGCAAATAATTTATCTCTTAAATATTCTACATCAGCTATTCCATCATAATTTAATCCTGGAGTGGTATCTATTTTAGTTGCTGAATCATTTCCTCTAATAGGAATATAAAAATCTTCTAGCATGTTTTGCATGTTGTATTTCAAATTGTACTCTCCTGTTTGAGGATCCATGTATGGAGTACGTTTCATTTTTGAAATAGTTTTTTGCATGAAATTTTCTACTTCTGCAGGAGGAATATTACCTACGTTTACATAAAAAATTCGCTTTTCAGGCGCTCTTACTATTCTATGTATCAACATCGCATCTTCCATTAGAACGTATTGTTTAAACAATTTACGCGCTGGTTCTATATATGATCTACCATATGGAAGGAAATTTGTATCTGTAAGTAATCTGAAATGAGCCATTTCATAATTATCAAATATAATAGCATTTTGGTTTATGTCTCCTGCATTTGGAACATTGTAATAACCATAACCACCTGCTGAAACTCCATTAGGGTTAAATGCATATTGAATGTCAGATGGATTATCTGGATCTTGTCCTTCTAATCTTTCAATATGAAATGCATTGTAAGGTATAACATTGTAAACACCAAAGTTTTCTGCTATTTCTAGTTTAAGAAAGAAATCTCCATATTTACACATATTTCTAACCCAAGGCCATAGATTAAATTCTACATTTAATACATCGTAAAATAAATTGTATAGTATTTTTTGAATATTTTCATCTGAACTTCTAATTTGAAGTACTTCACCCATATCATTTTTAAGTGTACTTTCATCAGCTATAATATCTAAAGCAGAAGCTATAATAGCATCTGTATCCATAGAATCATATTCTGAGTATAGTTGTGGTCTTAGTGTTTGATAATTAAAATTACTTTGATAACCATATAATGAGGTAGGTGATGTTGAGTATAACCTATTAAATCTATCTACTAAAGAGTTATTTTCATATTCTCCAGATTGTTGGATTTTGTTTATGTCCATTACCCTAAGCTGATTGCCGCCTTGGTTACGGATTATTACATCTGTTGAGAATAATCTTTTAAGTCTTGAAAATAATCTTGTATCTGCCATAACGTATATATTATATAAATATTATAAAAGCCAGCTAATGTCCTCTTCTCCGCCAGAGTAGGGATTATCTATTTTATAAGGGTTTTTATTTGTTGTAGGAGTATAAGCTCCTATGTGTTTTGTATTATTTGAAGATATATTGCTTAACATACTTTTTGTTAAATCTACTCCATGTTGTTTAAACTTAAATGCTGTATCTCTCATGTACATTGCTATACCAAAAGACATTACTAAATCATCATTGTACCCTTGTTGTGCTTCAGGTTTACCATTTCTCCAAATAAAAGTTCTCATTTCTTCTAATAGTCTTTTACTTTGTAGTGTAACACCTTTATCACTTAAATATTCTTGAAATTTACTTATCACCATGGGTCTAACTCTTGATGACATTGTAAATCCAGGTACCATTTTTGATGTATCCATATATTGGTCAAAATACGAATCAGCTCTTACTTCTCCACTCTTAGGTGAATAGTAGAGATTTTGATATCCTCTATCTATTACTGTTTGTATTGTAGACCAACCTATACTATTGTTTTCTATAACTAATAGTGCTTCATTGTATTCCGTAGCTATGCCTACTAGTAAATGTCCATATTCTTTTGTGCCTAATTGACCTTTATATTCAGCCACTTGCACATTATTTTCCACATCAATAATATGAAATGCAGAATGATCTTTCCCATCCCCACGAGCAACATCAGCAACCACCATATAAGTTCTTGAATAGTCACATGGTTCCCAAACCCATAAATTACGATCAGCTCCCCTACGCTCGAGAGGTTCTTTAATGTATGTTTTTTCATAAAATTCCATATATTCAGGATAAAATACTACATCACCCGAAGTGCTAAAATCACAATCACATTCTTGTGCTGCCATTCTAGGATCACCTAGTAATTCATCTTGTCTATCTCTCCATGATTGATCCCTTTCTGGGTGTACAAACCATGGAAGTTTAATTGGTAAGAAGTCGTTTTCTTTGTTTTCTGCTCTTACCCATGTTTGATGAAACCAATTTCCTGTACCATAGGGTGTTGATATTGCTATACAACCACCACCAGTGGCTAGGGTTTGTTGTGCTGAAGCCCATATTTCTCCAATGTTTTCAATGAAGGCTGCCTCATCTATTATTAGTAAAGATACTGCTTCTGATCTACCTGCATCTGAGGCAGCTGAAGTAGCTTTAATTTGGGATCCGTTTTTTAAACGTAAATTTAATTTGTTGTTTTCTGATGCATCTACTTTAAGCCATGAAGGTAAATTTTCGTACATAAATTTTACCTTTGTAACCATGTTTTTGGCTGTTTCTTGTTTAGTTGCAATACATAAAATATTTCTATCTTTATGGAATAACATTGTCCATAAAGAGTAACCTGCAGATAATGTTGATATACCTAATTGTCTTGATTTTAAAACTATAGAATAGGGGTTATCTTGAAATAAAGATAACATTTTTTCTTGAAAAGGAAATAATGAAAATTGTATTCTACCTCTTTGAGGATGCTGTATAAAACAGTATTTTTTCATAAAATGTATTGGATCTGCAGCACATTTTAGATATTCTTGTCTTATAACCTTTTTAATATCACTCATTTATAATAACGCTAATAATGTTAATATGGGTAATATAATGGAACTTGTGAACCCAGTCAACTTAAGTAGTTTTTGTTTTCGGATTTCTTTCTTTTGTTGTTTAATAGTATCTTCTTTTAATACTATTTCACTTTTTAAATTATCTAACATTTGTTGAAAATTATCTATTTGTGTTTGTTGATTATCGTTTTTTTCAACTAATTTAAATATAATATCTTTTTGAATTTCAATTTTACTTGTATTTAAAGAATCTTTTTCTTTATAAACTGTTAATAAACTATCAACAACCTCATACTCTAGTAAATCATTTAAAATGACTCTAGCGTCTTCAAGATGCATTATTACCAAAGTATCTCCGTTTGAATTAACGGTTTCCTTTATTTCTCCTCTTGAGATAGTCTGAGAATGTGTTGGTAATATCATCGCTATCCATATTAGTAACGATAGTAGATATTTCATTTCTTTTCTTTTCTAAATCCGAAAGTTTTTCTTCGGTTTGTTTTAATATAACCTCTGTGCTGTCTATTGCATAGAGCATAACTGTAATTTCTTCTTGTAATCTTAAGTTGATTTGGTTTATACTATCGTTTGATAGTAAAAGTTTTTGATTTTCTTGTTTTAGAACATCAATTTCAGTCTCGTATGTTTCTATTGGTGTTGATGGTCTGGATAAAATACTAAAAATAAGAGCAACCGCAAGAACTAATATGAAAACTATTTTTATATCTTTAAAGAGACTTTTCAAGTTTTTTCTTTTCAGCTGTCATATCTTTCAGCTCGTCTTTGATTTTTTCTTTAGCTTCACCTTCAGCTGCTTTGAATTCTTTAGCTTTGTCTTTCATTTTAGCTGTTAGTTTTTGAAGTTTGTTTGATATAGTAGCTACAGAATCTTTTTTCTTTAATTCAGCTGAAGTTGGTTCATCTTCTTCTTTTATAGCATTAATTTCTTCATCTCCACCACCTCTAATTGCTTGGTCTAATTTATCTTTATAAAACATTGCTTTATTAGCAGCACCTTTTACAAAACCATCAGCATATGCATCCATATCAGGTACATTTTTAAGATTATATTGCCTTAATTCTTTTGTTATTGCATCTGCACCATCTACTTCTCCTTGAGCTTTTATTTGGGCTAAACCTGTGTTTGGTCTAAATTCTATTTCATTTATATCCTCAGATAACACAGATGTAATTTCTGCTTTAATTGCTTCTTTTAATTCAGATTTTTTCATTGTAAAGTATTTGTTATACATATTGTGGAGAAAGTGTCTCCTGTATTACTTTAATGCGCTCTTCTGTTGTTCCTTTAATCTCAATTAAATTTTGAATTCTGTGTCTATATCTACTTAGATAATTTTGAATATTAAAATCTATTAGTTCTCTGTATTCCTGGTCTGTTTCTCTAACACCATTATCTTCTATGTCTACTCCTTCAGGTGAAACATAAAATATGTAATCGTATTCCCCTAATAATTTACACGCTAATTCTTCAAAGCTTTCTTTATCAGGATAATTCATTGATTTAGAGCAATTAGCAAATGCCATAACATCTATAACAGTCCTATCTGTTATAATGTTTTTTTGCATTAGTTCTGCTGATCGTTCTGATAAGAATATTATTTGACCTTTTAAAGTAGAATCCGTGTTTAATGGGATTCCTAGATTCATTAGATGTTTTGAACGTTCAGTTCTACATTCGTAACTTTTAAACTCAGGTAAATTTTTCAACGCTTTTACTAATGTTGTTTTACCTACCGACATTGTACCACAAAAACCTATTTTCATAATTAAAATCTTGCTACGGCTTTCATTGATGGATTTTTATACCATGGTAAGCCTTCTTTTTCTTGTTGATATTCTTTAAATTCTTCTTTTGTTTTTTCAAAACCATACAAGTAATACTTTTTAGTAACACTTCTATCTCCTGCTGTAACTGGTTCTATTGCAGGTCCATCAGGATTGTGATGCTTCCAATTTTGTTGACCTTGTTCTCTAAATAAATGATGGATTGCACCTCCAACTTTTATTTTTTTGTATTCGTAAATTTTTTCTTTTGCCATAACTATTTTTGA